GAATATAATCGCGATAAATCTTGCATTTGGTATGATGAAATATTAATTCCTACCCTATATAAAATGGTTAATGAAGGTTTTAAAATTAATTCTACTTTTAATGATCATTTTAATATAAAAACCTCACTTAACGTATATGATGATAAAATATATGGATGGTACAATTATTGTTCTACCACAGGCAGACCCATAAATAATTTTAATTCGGTTAATTTTTCTTCATTAAAACACGATAATGGTGAAAGAAATAGCTTTGAGGCAGAAAATGACACTTTATTAGAGATAGATTTTGAAGGATATCATCCTAGAATTATATCGCACCTTATAGGATATGAATTAGATAAAAATATTTCTATTCATACTCAATTAGCCCAAATTTATTTTAACACAACTCAAATAGATGATAAGCAATATCAAAAAAGTAAAGAATTAACCTTCCAACAGATATATGGGGGGATAAATACTAAATATCTTAAATATGAATTTTTTAGCAAAACTCAAACATTTATTGATAAATTATGGGAAGAATTTAACACTAAAGGATATGTTACTACATTAATTGCTCAACGTAAATTGATGAAATCTAATTATACTAATATGAATGCTCAACGATTATTTAATTACTATATCCAAGCATTTGAAACTGAGTATAATATTGAATTAATTTCAAAAATATTTAAATTATTAGAAAATAAACAAACCCGATTTATATTATATGTTTATGATTCTTTCTTATTTGATTTTTCTAAAGAAGATGGGAAAGAATTATTTACAGCTCTCAAAAATTTAATTTCATCTCAATTCCCATCTAAAACCAAATACGGGTTTATCTATGCTTCTTTAAGGGCCTGTTGATATTTATAGGGGCAACCCCCAAATATATATCAACACAAAAATGAATAATAAACTCTATTGTACCTTTGTATTCAATGAAAACGAAATAGAGGATGTTGTAGATTATATATTAGAAGAACACAATGTTCTTTTTAATAAAATTTTTGTATTAACTTCTTTAGATGAGGATAAGATAATTCTTACTTATAATATAGATACCCCTAACCATAATCTGCAATTTCCTAACACTATTCTAGTTCACCGAAAAAAACAAACTAATACTTTATATACTATAAATGCTTTGAATGAAGTTATAAAATATCTAAATGATGGAGTATTAGATACTTCATACCAGGTAGATTGGACTAGATTTAAAAATACATTACTTTTAACTAGGCCTAATGGTTTTAAAAAAATAAGAACCCGTTTAAAGAATATAATTGAGATAAAATAAGATTTGGATTTTTCAATCTGATATATTATATTTACCAAAAATTAAAGTTATGAATTTAGAAGAAATTAAAAAACGTATGGATCGTTTACAAAACAAATCCAATGGAACTAGGACTTCAAGTGAATACAAGTCTAATTTCTGGAAACCTGTTGTTGGGGAAAAATCTGTAGTTCGTATTGTTCCCTACAAACATAATCGTGATATTCCTTTTACCGAATTGTATTTTTATTTTGGGATAGGAAAACCACGAATGATTTCTCTTACTAATTTTGATGAGTCTGATCCTATTCTTGAGTTTGCCACTCAATTGAAGAAAACCAACGATGAAGACAACAAAAACCTCGCTAAAAAGTTATACCCTAAATTGCGTATTTTTGCCCCTGTTGTAGTTAGAGGAGAAGAAGATAAAGGAGTTAGATTTTGGGAATTTGGTAAACAAGTTTACCAAGAACTTTTGGGAGTTATGATGGATGAAGATTATGGAGATATCACAGACATTGCTGCTGGTAGAGATGTTACTATTGAAGTAATTTCAGCTAAAGAAACCGGAAAAATGTTTGATACTACTACCATCAGAGTAAAACCTACTCAAACTCCTTTAGTTGCTGATAAAGAAACTGCTGTTTCTATGTTAGAAAATCAACTTAATTTGTTAGAGTTCTTTACTAAATATTCCCCAGATGAGATGAAAAAAGCTCTCCAAGATTATTTAAATCCTGGTGAAGAGCCTGAAAATGAAGTTATCGCTGCTAATTCCCCTGCTAAAGGTAAAGTCGATCTTGATTCTAAAATAGACGATATTTTCGCTTAATTATGGCCAAAAAATCTGTTTCCCCAAACCACGATGGAGAAAGTCTTACTGAAGAATTAGCTCTGTCTTTAAATAAAAAATATAGCAAAGAATATAATCAAGTTGCTTATTTTTTAAATGGAGGTGAAGAATCCCCTACTAATATACCTGCTTGGGTTTCTACTGGATGTATAGCTCTAGATTTAGCAATTTCTAATAGACCTAATGGAGGTTTACCTGTTAGTAGAATTGTTGAAATAACCGGACTAGAACAAAGTGGGAAATCACTACTAGCTGCTCACGTAATAGCTTCAACTCAAAAACAAGGAGGAGTAGCAATTTATATTGACACTGAATCAGCTTTAGATACTAACTTCCTTACTGCTATTGGAGTAGATGTAGATAAGATGCTTTATATTCCTTTAGAAACTATTGAAGAAGTTTTTGAAGTAATGGAAGACCTTATTGTTAAGATTAGGGAAAAAAACAAAGACAAAATAGTAACGATTGTAGTTGATAGCGTAGCAGCAGCATCTACTAAAATAGAATCTGCAGCTGATTATGAAAAAGATGGATATGCTACTGCTAAGTCAATTATTATGTCTAAAGCAATGCGTAAAATTACTAATTTAATTGCTAAGCAAAAGATTTTATGCTTGTTTACTAATCAATTAAGGCAAAAACTAAATGCAATGCCTTTTGGAGATCAATATACTACTTCAGGTGGTAAAGCTTTACAATTCCACGCTTCTGTTAGACTTAGACTAAAAGGTGTAGGTAAAATTAAAGAAAAAATTAATGGGGTTGAAGAAGTAGTTGGTCAAGAAGTTGAATGTGAAGTAGTAAAAAATCGTTTAGGGCCCCCTAATCGTAAAATTCGTTATAATGTTTATTATGATTCAGGTATTGATGATATTTATAGTACTCTTAAACTTTTAAAAGAATATAAAATAGTCAAACAAGGGGGTGCTTGGTATAGTTATACTACTGCTGATGGAGAAGAACATAAATTTTTAGCTAAAGAATTTGGTGATTTTTTAGAAAGCCATCCAACAGCTAAAGACGAATTATATGTTGAATTGTGTGAAAAATACATTATGAAATACAGCCACGAAAAAGAAGGTGGAATTGATAGAGATCCAGATGAAACTATAATCGAAGATGAATAACTTTAATGCTATACTTGATAGTATAGTCCCTAGTGAGAAGCATCCTAATGACAGGGTGCTTCTCATTGACGGACTTAACATATTTTTAAGGAATTTTGCAGTTAATGGGGCTCTTAACGATAGGGGAGTGCCTGTTGGTGGTATAATAGGATTTTTAAAATCATTGACCCTTGCTATTCGTGAAATTGACCCTACCAGAGTAATAATTGTATATGATGGAGCTGGTGGTAGCTTAAGAAGAAGGCAAATTATGCCTGATTATAAAAAACATAGAGTCCCTAAACGAGTAACTAAATTTGATACTTTTAATTCTTTAGAAGATGAAAAGGAAGCTATGAAAATTCAATTTAGGCGTTTGCTTAGTTACCTTGAATTATTACCTTTAAATGTTTATAGCGTTGATCACGTTGAAGCTGATGATATAATAGCTTATATATCAACTAATTTATTAGAAAAAGAGGTAATTATAATGTCTGCTGATCAGGATTTTTTACAATTAGTAAATGAAAGAATCACTATATGGTCTCCTAATAAGAAAAAGTTTTATACCCCTGAAGAAATCTTTATTGAATACGGAATACCTTCTTATAATTTTTTAATGTATAAAGTATTATTAGGTGATAAATCAGATAATTTAGAGGGTATTTCAGGGCTAGGACCTAAAAAAATTCCTAAAATTATGCCTGATATTATTAATAAAAAAATCAACTTAGATGAATTAATTGAATATTGTTCTACTCAAGATTCTTTAATGGCTCAACGTATTGTTGAAAATAAAACATTTTTAGAAACTAATGAAAAAATGATGTCTTTACTTGATCCTATTATGTCAGGACAGATAAAACTCCAAATCCAAGAAATGTTTTCTAAATCAATAAATTTGCTTCATCGAAATGATTTTATTATGTTATATAATGAAGATTTTATGGGAAATAATCTTCAAAATCCTGATATATGGTTAAAAGAACATTTTTTAAAACTAAATAATTTAGCAAAAGTTACTTATGAGTAAATTAGAACAATATGGCCATACATTCCAAATTAAAGTTTTATCAGCCTTAATTAAGGATAGAGAATTTCTCCAACAAGTATCTGATATAGTATCTCCTGATTATTTTGATAATGAAGCTAATAAGTGGATAATTAAAAAAACCCTTGAATATTTTAGCCATTATCGAACTATTCCTACTATGGAAGTTTTTAAAGTAGAAGTAGATAAAGTAAAAAATGAAATTCACCAAGTTGCCATTAAAGAACAACTTAAAGAAACTTTTCGTTCTACTAAATCTCCTGACCTTGAATTTGTTAAGCAAACCTTCTTAGATTTTTGCCGAAATCAAACTCTAAAATCAGCTTTACTATCTAGTGTTGATTTATTAGAACTTGGAAATTATGAAGACATTAGAAAATTAATTGATAATGCTCTAAAAGCAGGAATAGAAAAAAACATAGGACACGAATATTTTAAAGACTTAGAAGAACGTTATAGAGAAGAAGCTCGTAATACTATTGAAACACCCTGGCACGAAATTAATACTCTTTTAGGAGGAGGATTAGGCACTGGTGATTTAGGATTATTTGTTGGTAATCCAGGGGGTGGTAAATCTTGGGCTTTAATAGCATTAGGGGGCCACGCTGTAAAATTAGGATATAATGTTATCCATTATACATTGGAACTTTCAGACCTTTATGTTGGTCAAAGATATGATGCTTTTTTCTCAGAAATTCCTGTAAATGAAATTAAACTTTATAAAGATAAAATCAAGCAAAAACTTGACTCTCTAAAGGGAAATTTATATATTAAACAATATCCCGCGGGAAGAGCAAACGTAAATACTATAATGGCCCATATAGAAAAATGTCGCGGACAAGGTATAGAACCTGATTTAATTATATTAGATTATGCTGATTTACTTTATACTAAAACAGGTAAAGAAAAAAGAGATAAATTAGATGATATCTATACCTCTTTAAGAGGGTTATCAACCGAATTAAAACTCCCATTATGGACTGCTTCTCAAAGTAACAGATCAGCAGCTCGAGATAATATTATTCAAGGAGACCAAATCGCTGAAAGTTATTCTAAAATTATGATTTCAGATTTTGCAGTTAGTTTAAGTAGAAAAACCGAAGATAAAGAAAATGGTACTGGTAGATTTCACATAATGAAAAATCGTTATGGTGCTGATGGATTAACTTTCAATACTCTAATGGATACATCTATTGGTAAAATAGAATTAACTTCTCGTTCTACTCCTAATGAAAAATCACCATTAGATCAAGCAGGATTTACAGGAAATGAACGTAAAAATCTCCAAAAAGCTGCTGAAGATTTCTTTAATCTTTAATAATATATATTGTATTTATTTTTGCGTCTTTTGAAAAATTAACACTATGAGAAACCTTATCCAACCTCGCATCATATACAAACCTTTTGAATACCCTGAGGCATATGATTATTGGTTAAAACAACATCAGGCACATTGGCTTCATAGTGAGGTGCCAATGATGAGTGATATAAATGACTGGAAACAAAATTTAACAGAAACAGAAAAGAATATAGTTGGTTCTATATTAAAAGGTTTTGCCCAAACCGAAACAATTGTAAATGATTATTGGAGTGGTCTTGTAACTAAATGGTTCCGTAAGCCTGAAGTTATTATGATGGCTACCACATTTGGGGCATTTGAAACTATTCACGCTGAAGCATATTCTTTATTAAATGAAACACTTGGACTTGACAACTTCTCAGAATTTCTCGAAGATGAGACTACAATGGCTAAAATTGAAAACCTTATGTCTATTAGGGATAGTTTTAGCGGTGAGGAAAACTTACAAGATATTGCTAAATCCCTCGCTATCTTCTCGGCATTTACCGAAGGAGTTAATTTATTCTCTTCGTTCGCCATCTTATTATCTTTTAAAATGCGAAATAAGCTTAAAGGGGTCGGTCAAATTGTTGAATGGTCTATTAGAGACGAATCAATGCACTCAGAAGCAGGATGTTGGTTATTTAGAACACTTATCGAAGAAAACCCTCACCTCAACACTCAAAACCTCCAAGCAGCAATAAATGAAGCAGCTTTATTGTCTTTAAAATTAGAACTTGATTTTATTGATAAAGTTTACGAACTTGGAGATCTTGAAGGTTGTTCTAAATATGACCTTCAAAACTTTATTAAAAATAGAGTTAACACAAAATTAGGAGATTTAGGTTACAAACCTATTGTTTCTGATATAGACTTACCAGCTGTTGAACGAATGAAATGGTTTGATTCTCTATCAGCAGGTAAGCAACATACTGATTTCTTCGCATCAAGAGTAACTAATTACTCAAAAGGGCACTTGCAATGGGATGAATCAATATTTTAAATATTTATAAACGTAAATAAAAACTTAATAAAATGAAAAAAGAACAAATCTTAGGTATTATTAGACATACCTTAACTTTTGTAGGTGGTATTTTGATTACTAAAGGAGTTATTGATGAAGTTTCTTTCACGGAAATTTCAGGTGCTCTTTTAACTATAATTGGAACTATTTGGTCAGTAGTAGATAAAAACGCCTAATAGGTTTTAAAAAAATTAATATGGACGGAAATTTAATTGCAGATACTACCCAATGGGTAAGGGGAAAAGATTACCCTGAATGGCTTGATGATGTTGGGTTAGCTACCATTTCTAAAGGCTATTTACTTCCTGATGAAACACCTAAAAAAGCATACAGAAGAGTAGCTCACGCTGTAGCTACTAGAATCAATAGGCCTGAACTTGAAAGTAAATTCTTTAAATATATTTGGAATGGATGGATTGGCTTAGCTAGCCCAGTTTTATCCAATACAGGAACAGATAGAGGCTTACCTATTTCTTGTTTTGGGATTGATACACCTGATTCTATTAGGGGTATTGGTTTAACAAATGCAGAATTAATGAAACTAACAGCCCTTGGAGGTGGAGTTGGAATCTCAGTTAGTAGAATTAGACCCCGTGGAACTACTATTACAGGTAATGGTAAAAGCGAAGGTGTAGTTCCTTGGTGTAAAATTTATGATTCTTCAATTATAGCTACTAATCAGGGATCAGTTCGTAGGGGGGCAGCATCAGTAAACTTGGATATCAATCATCCTGACATTAAAGAATTTTTCCAAATTCGTAGACCAAAGGGTGACCCAAATAGACAATGTCTTAACTTACA